TGCTTTGGCAGATACAAGCATAGATGGTTAACCAGGCAAATTGACAGCCGCTCCGTGTCTCTGACCAACAAGGAACAGATACAGGAATGGATCGATGATTGGACCGAAGAGAGCGATTTTGTCCGTGTTCGCGTCAGGGGTCTTTTCCCGAAGTCGGGCGACCTGCAATTTATTTCGGGGGATACGGTCGAAGCTGCGGCAAAAGTGGAAGAGCCTGCGTTTGATCGAACGCAGCCGATCGTGCTGGGCGTGGATGCGGCGAGGTTTGGCGAAGATCAGAGCGTTATTTACACGCGCATAGGTCGCGACGGCCGCGGGTTTGCACCGATCAAGCTGCGCGGCGTAGACACAACCGAACTTGCCAACCGTGTGGCCAGCTGGGCGATCGAGCGCAAGGCTGATGCGATCTGTGTCGATGGCGGCGGTGTCGGCGGCGGGGTGGTTGATCAGCTGCGCCGACTGAATACAGGTGGTGCAGAGGTATACGACATCAACTTTGGTGGCAAAGCCAACAATTCCGAACGCGGTGACAGCAAGGGCGAACGCTACGCTAACAAGGCAGCCGAAATGTGGGGCGGAATGCGGGCCTGGCTGAAGGCCGGTGGCGCAATACCCGACGATCCTGAACTGCATGACGAACTGACTGGCCGAGAATACGGCTATGTCCGCGATCTGGAAATCGTCCTGGAAAAGAAAACAGATATGAAGCGCCGCGGTCTTAGCAGCCCTGACATTGCTGATGCCCTGGCACTGACCTTTGCGGTGCCGATCGCGCCGCGGCACCAGGGCGTCCAGGCAAAAGCGCACATTGAAACTGATCACTTTCAATACTGAAAGGAAACCACATGCCGAAAGTCAAAATGAAATCCGGGAAAACAAAATCTTATCCCTACACCGCGAAAGGCCAGGCTGCCGCAAAGAAAGCTGCGTCCAAGCCTGGCTCTCGCAAGCTAAAAAAGAGGTATTAAAGATGTGCTTTTTTGGAGGGGGATCCCAAGCAGCCCCGCCGCCGCCTGTCAGGACAGAAGCGCCGGCAACACCAGGCGCGGCTGTCGAGGAAGACTACGCGGACAGCTTGTCTGAGAAACAAAAGCGGCTACGCGCCGGACAGGACGGCGACAATAGTTCGTCGTTGTTAACGTAATGTGTATGGGAGGGGGTTCCCCGCCGCCGCCGCCGGCACCATTACCGCCGCCTGCACAGCCCGCATCTTCGGGCAGTCCAGCAGTAAAGCAGGCCCGCACAGATGAGCGTAAGCGCGTGCGGGCAATGGCCGGCCGTCAATCGACAATTAAAACCGGTGCGCTTGGCATTGCAGACCAGGCCGATCGTCAAATGAAACGTCTACTCGGAGGCTGATATGGCCGGAGACCCACGCGAACCGTTTCAGCGGCGTCATGCCAGGCTGATTAACGAACGACAGTCCTGGATATCGCACTGGAAGGAACTGAACGAGTACATCCTGCCGCGGCGCGGCCGGTTCATTGGGTCTGCCCTGAAGACGCAATCGATGCCGAACAGGGGCGAGAAGATCAATCAGAAGATCATCGACAGTGAAGCAACCCGCGCGTTGAACACGCTAGTGTCTGGTCTCATGTCGGGCGTTACCTCTCCCGCCCGCAAATGGTTCCAGCTGCGAACGCCTGACAGTGAAATGATGGAGTACGGCCCCGTCAAGAACTGGCTCAAAACGGTCGAAGACACGATGTACGAGGTCTTCGCCGAGAGCAATTTCTACCAGGTGCTGCCCTACGTCTATGAGGAAATGTCCGTCTACGGCACCGGGGCGATGATGCAGTTTAACGATTTTGACAATGTCGTCCGGTTTCAGGCGTTCTCGACCGGCGAATACTGCCTGGCGCAGGACTACACCTACACCGTCAATTCGATCTATCGCGAATGCCAGCTGACGGTGGAACAGGTCGTCGCCATGTACGGTCTCGAAAATTGTTCGCAGGCCGTCAAGGATCGCTATTCAAAGGGCGACTATGACGGCTGGGTCGAGGTTGTCCACCTGATCGAGCCGAACGATCTCCAGGGCGGACAGTATTGGGGCGACAATGTCGTTTCAATGTTTGGCGACAAGCGAACGGCTGAGATGCCCTGGCGGATGGTCTGCTACGAAAAGGGCGGCAATGACGGCAAGCTGCTGTCTACGTCCGGCTTCCCGACCTTCCCGGTTTATGCGCCACGCTGGCATTTACAGGTGCCTGACACCTACGGCCGCGGTCCCGGCATGACATGCCTGGGCGACGTAAAGCAGTTGCAGGACCAGCAAAAGAAGAAGGGCCAGGCGATTGCCAAGATGGTCAACCCGCCGATGGTTGCGGATCCTGGCATGAAGAACCAGCGCATGACTACACTGCCGGGCGATGTGACGTTCGCCGATACGTCCAGCACGGGCGGGTTTAAGCCGGCGTACCAGCTGCAACCGCGGCTTAATGAATTCATCATGGATATGGAGGACGTTCGAAGGCGCATTCAGTCTGCGTTTTACGCCGATCTGTTCCTAGCCATCACGCAGATGGAGGGAATTCAGCCTCGAAATGAGGTCGAACTCACCGAAAGGCGAGAAGAAAAGCTACTTATGCTTGGCCCGGTGCTGCAACGCCTCAACCACGACATGCTCGATCCCTTGATCGATAACGTGTTCGATCGCCTGGTACAGGCAGGCATGACGCCGCCGGTACCCCAGGAACTTGAGGGGCAGCCGCTGCGTGTCGAATACATCAGCATGATGGCCCGCGCACAGAAATCCCAGGGCATTCTTGGTCTACAGGATACGGCTCAGTTCGTTGGATCCCTGGCAGCTATCTCGCCTGATGTGGTCGATAAGTTTGACTTTGATCAGTCGGTCGATGAATTCGGAGAACTTCGAGGCGTCCCGCCTGGGATAATCAAGACTGATGACCAGGTGGCAGAGGCCCGCCAGGCGCGTCAGCAGCAGATGCAGCAGCAGCAGATGATGGAACAGGCTAACCAGGCGGCAGCCGGTGCCAAGATGCTGGGCGATACATCCACCCAGGAAGAAACACTGCTAGGCGACATGATCGCGGGGGTTGGCGCTCCATGAACTGCTGGCATTGCGGCGAGGAACTGATCTGGGGCGGCGATCACGATTACGAGATGTCGGATGACTTTGACCTGGAAACCAATCTTAGCTGCCCGCGGTGCAATGCTCATGTGCTGGTCTATCTAAAATATGACGACATAACCGACGCCCTCAAAAACAAACACCCGGATGTTCATTGATGGCAGATAACGGCACGGATCTGTCGTCTGCCCGCGATGTTCGCCAACGCACAGCGGTCGTCCGCAACAACCAGGAGCAGTTTGGTCGTGATCTCGATGTTGTGTTATCCTCAACAGAAGGCCGGCGGTTCGTATGGTTTTTGTGCCAGGGCGAGATGCTGGGCGACAGCGGCGCGTTGACCGATGCGTTTGTCGTAGATCAGCCAGATTTGACGGCATATAGGCTAGGACGGCAGTCGATGGCGCGGGCGCTTCTGGCCGAGATCATGAAGCCGAACCGCTACGATGTGTATGCAAAGATTGTTGAGGAAATAACATCAATGGAAAGGGTGAAGAATAATGGCTGAAGAAGCTGTAGCCGTTGAAACAACCGAACAGGCAGCACCAGCTGCCGAACAGAATTCCGGTGAGGCAGAGGGATTTGCCGCACCAGACCAGCCGTCAGCGTTTGACGGCGAACCTGACGCCCAGGCGTCCGAAGCAACTGATGAGGCTGGCTCCGAACAGGAGGGCAAGTCGGAAGTGCCGGAGGAATACGAGGTGTCAATGCCTGAAGGTTATCAGCTATCGGAAGAGAGGGAGACTGCGCTTGTTGAGTTCGCGCAGGCAAACAAATTTTCGAATGAGCAAGCGCAATCTGCCGTCGATTTGTATCTGAAGATGCAGACCGACGATGCCGATCGCGTGATGAACGAATGGCAATCTCGATCGTCTCAATGGGTTCAGCAATCGAAAGAGGCTGGCCTGATGGATGGTCCGGTCCTGGCGCAAGCCAAGGCCGGTCTGGCCGCTGTCGATAAAAACGGCGACCTGGGTCAGACGCTCCACCACCTGGGGCTTGATCATCATCCGGGAATTATTGAGGCGTTCCGAAGCCACGGTGCAGCAGTAAGTCCTGCTGATGCCGTTCCGACCAGTTCAGCTGACGGTCCTGCCAGAGCGCAATCGATGGCTGAACGAATGTACCCAACCATGTTCAACCAAGAGGAGTAAGCTGTCATGGCTACTTTATCCGTTCTGAATCCGACACTGGCGGATTTGGCAAAGGCAACCGACCCCGATGGGTCGATCGCTGATGTTGTCGAGATCCTTAATGAAACTAACGAGGTTCTCGATGATATGTCCTGGGTCGAAGGAAACCTTCCGACCGGGCATCGAACCACGATCCGAGCCGGCATTCCTACGCCGACCTGGCGCAAACTGTACGGCGGTGTTCAGCCGAACAAGTCCGAGAACGTCCAGGTCACTGACGATTGCGGTATGCTCGAAGCATATGCCGAAATCGACAAAGCGCTTGCCGATCTCAATGGCAATTCAGCCCAGTTCCGGCTGATTGAAGACCGCGCCCACATCGAGGGCATGAACCAGCAGGTCGTGGACACCCTGTTCTACGGCGACAATTCCACGGACAGCGAAAAGTTCATGGGTCTTGCGCCACGGTTCAATTCAACCAGCGCCAACAACGGGGAAAACATTATCTCCGGCGGCGGCTCAGGCTCTGACAATGCGTCGATCTGGCTCATCGTCTGGGGTCCAAACACCTGTCACGGCATCATTCCCAAAGGCTCAAAAGCGGGTCTTTCGGTAACTGATAAAGGTCAGGTCACGATCGAGGATGCCTCTGGCGGCTCCAACACGGGCCGCATGGAAGCGTATCGGACGCACTATCGCTGGGATGTGGGCCTCACCGTCCGCGACTGGCGCTACATCGTCCGGGTTTGCAACATCGACAAGTCCGCTCTCACTAAAAATGCGGCTTCCGGTGCTGACATTCCTGACCTGATGTTCCAGGCAATGACGCAAATTCCGAACCTCTCGCTGGGACGCGCTGCGTTCTACATGAGCCGGAACACGATGTCCTTCCTGCGACGCCAGGTGTCCAACGCAACCAGCGGTTCGACGCTCACGATTGAGAATGTCGGCGGCAAAATGGTCACTGCGTTTCAGGGTATCCCCATCCGTCGCGTCGATGCGCTTGCCGCTGACGAAGCGACGATTTCCTAACCTAGAGATCGGAGGATTGATCAATGATCTTGGATGAAAGAAGCGAGTTCTGCGACGCAACAAGTATCGCAGCATCCGCTGGCACCGCTCTCGTAGGCGATGTCATGGACCTCACCACGGCCCGCGACCTGGGCAATGGTCAAGTGATTTACCTGGTTGTTCAGGTGACCACTGCCGTTGCATCCGGCGGTTCGGCAACCGTCAACATTCAACTGGCATCCGACGCCGCCGCGGCCATCGCTACCGATGGTTCGGCGACCGTCCACTGGCAGACCGGGGCTGCGGCCAAGACGGTGTTTACCGCTGGCAAGACCTATGTGGTGCCGCTGCCCTGGGAAGATCCCGCCTACGAACAGTATCTCGGCGTGATTGTGACCACGGCAACTGCCACGACCACGGCAGGCGCTATCAATGCCTTCCTGACGCTCGATCCGAGCGGCTGGAGCGCACAGGCTGATGCCACCAACTGATTGACCTGAAGCAATGAAGGTCAATTTGAAGCGGAACTTTTGGGACGGCGAAAGACAGTGGCTGCATTTTGATAGCCCTGTCGAAATGCCGGACGAGATGGCCGACCGTTTGCCAAGCGATGCCGAGATTGTCGGCGGGGCGAAGGCAACAAAATCGAAACCATCCAGGTCACCAAAATCCGCTGAATAGTAGGGAAGGCTGCCCAGGTTCTCACCCGCCTGGGCAGCCGACCTTTTAAGGGAATGAAAGAGCATGGCGGTCTCCGAGGTATCAATCTGTAACCAGGCGCTTGCCCATATCGGTGCCGAGGCGCTGATCGAGGCATTGTCCGAGAACACCGAGGAAGCCCGTTTCTGCAACATTTATTATGCATCCACCCGCGACAGCCTGTTGCGGGCGCACGAATGGAATTTTGCGACGCGCTACGTCAGCCTGGCAAAGATCGGCACCGCACCGACACGCTGGGAATACCAGTACGCCTATCCTGCCGACGCGCTGAACGCGATCGAGATCGTCAATACTGTCGATG